GGTGCCGCCGCCCTCTGATTGCACCAGACTGGTAATGGCCGCCACGCTCCGCCATGCGGACAGAACGGCGGCAATGCGGGTGAGCAGGGCAGAACTCCCGCCATTCCCACCAAACCCTCCGGACAACAGCGCTTCTTCCATCTCCCCCTGCACCGCTGCCATGGCCCGATCCACCACGCCGGGGTTTTTGCCGTCCGCCGCATCCAGATAGGCTGCCAGCACGTATTGCGTCAGATCCTCCCGCGTACACCAGGCCATGCCACCCCCTTTGTCTCCCTCACACCGTTCACGGTGAGCCTGTCGAACCGTCGAACCGTGAGCTTTAGATCACGCCCGTAATCAGGGCACCGGCCGCCCTGGCCGTCACAATCTCCGCCAGGGAGTGACCGACCCGCACCCGCTCCCCGCCCCGGAGTCCGATGTCCTTATCAAACCAGCTTGTGGCAACGGGCTTGCCGTAGGGGACGGTCATCCCCCAGGTGATACCCGCCTTGCTGCTGGCCTGCCTGTCCTGGTAGTGCAGACAGATGTCATTCCCCCAGGTTCTTTGCAGGTTCATCGCTTCCCCCTTGCGGGCGTTGTTCACAAAGCTGCCCGCCACAAAGAGGTTTTCCAGCTCCAGTTCCTCCATGATCTGCTGGCGTGTCACAGAACCCTTGCCGGAAGACGTGGGGAATATGGCCCTGATGACGTTGGGATGCCGCCGGAGCTGGCCCCAGACCCTCTGATTCAGCACCATGGTATTGGGCCGGATGAACATGTCATCCAGAATGGCGTTCAGCATCTCCATGGGATCTGCATCGGGATTGGTCAGTTTGTCGCCCGAAGCACAGGGTGTCACATTGCCTGTCAGATAGTTGTCCGGATTCTGGCAGAGCCTCGCCACGCGGACTTCCCGGTCAAGGGCCAGCAGATGCATAATGTATTCAACAGACTGGCCATGCACGTCGATCCCGGCAGCCTTGCCCCGTTCCACATCCTTCAGGGGAATGGGGTCTTCAATGCCAAAGTCCGTGGTATGGGCCGTCACTTCGCTGCCCTCGAAGCTCACCTCCGTCACACGGCCACGTGATCCCACACGGGTTTCGGGAATGGTGAAGCCCTGGGACAGTTCATGAACATGATACCGGAACTCTTCCGTGGCCACCGCCGGTGCCCGGAACAGAACATCGTCCGCCACAAGGCTCGCCTTCGGATTGCGCCAGGCCATGGCAATGGCCGTCAGTTGCGGGTTTGCAGGTACTCTCATGATAAAGCTCCTCACTTGCTTAGGGCAGAATGCCGGGTGCATGGGTATAGGGGGCAATCACCCCCTCTGTGGCCGATACGTAGGCGAACCCGATCAGGCGGGAGCCAGCAACCGTGGCCTTGACGGCCCGGCCCTGGGTGTCGCTGGTGAGGGGATCGCCCGCTGCAACGCTTCCGCCGAAGCGCACCTCCGGGAGTCCGGAGATCACAACGTCCACCTCATGCGCCCCTGTGCTGCCCTCCATTGTGGATGTGCCAAGGAGAGGGTCCGTTGCCAGCGTTGCCAGCGTCACCGCATAGTCCTTGCTGCCGTGGGCCACAATCCGGTATGCCGGGACAGCCGTTTCCGCAAACAGCGTTTTAATCAGTCCTGGATTTGCCATTCCGCTACTCCTTGCTCTTGGCGGTCACACGGGCCACCGCCTGGGTTGTCGTGAGCACAACACCCTTGCCGCGCATTTCCTCCTGGTATGCCACCGCCAGGTCTGCAATGTCGTCTGCGGTCAGGGACGCGGCCTCACCGTTGCCAAGTTCCGAAAATTCCACTTGCTTCGGGAGCCGCCCCAGGAAGCCCCTCAGCCATGCCGCCTGGGTGGTGGCTGTCTTCTCATCCCCCTCGCCGAACTCGATAATGCCGTCCTCCAGTGTGGCCATGAATTCCGCAAGGCCCTCGGCCTGGGCCGGAGTCAGTCGCCCGCCGTCCACCAGCTCCTTCACGATAAACTCCGCGTCCCGTCTGCGCTGGCGTTCCGCAAATGCCGCTTCACGCGCTTCCAGGTCTGCCAGCCGCTTTTCCAGATCCTTGTCTTTTGTCACATCCGCCTCCTTCTTGAAAAAGGGGTCAGACCCCTTTTGCTTTTGCGGGTCTTCGCCGAACTCCGGAACTTCCGTTGCCGGAGTCTCCCTTGCCAGCTCGCTCAGGCGCTCCAGCTCCCAGTCCGGTATCACCTGGTCTGCGGTCTCCTGACCGAACTTTGTCAGAAAAAAGTCCCGCAGGTTCCGCCACAAACGGGACGTGCGGGTTTCACCCTCTCCAAAATCAATGCACACCACACCCGCCTCCCCATCCCCGAACGATACCGGATGCAGCCCCTTTACCGCAGGCGGCTGCGCTCCGAGGAAACCGACGTGTCTCAAATAAAGGTGGCCAGGTTTGGGGTTTGCCGGAGAATCGGGCAGGTAAAACGATGCCGATCTGTTGGGCCAGCGTCCGCTTCGGACACCTTCTGCAAAGGACGGCTCCACCTGCTCCGGATCAGCGTACAGGCGGCCATCACGGCAAAAAAGACGGCCAGCCCAGCCATAGGCCGGGTCATCATGTTTGGGATGTCCGATGACAAAGGGTGCGCGGTGCAGCTTCGGGTCATAGGCATCCACCACCGCCTGAAGGTCTGCCTCGGAAAAGGCGATCTCCCGGCCATCCATGGCCCTGTGGGTGCCAGCCTTAAAAATATCCGTGGGTTTCATGAAACCTCCTTGGTTGAATCGGGGGCTTTCCCCCTTCGATATCCAAGGTTCCCATGATTGGCAAAAGCGTGGGGTTTCAAGTGTTTATGAAATAAAAATGGCAGCCCTTGCGGACTGCCCTCTGTTTTTCTTCTTTTTTTAAAGCCCCTGGAGACCTTAACAACCTTAAAGACCCTGAGAAGCCCCCTTAAAATAAACACAGACCCGTTTACTGGCGTTTACGCTGCGTTCAAACAGCGTCCCCCATGGGATGGATACCGCAAAACGGGATCACGCCCCAGAAAGCCCCTGATGCTCCCTTGCATAAATCCACCCGGTGCCCTATCTTTTATCTACCGAAGGTGCCGCAGGGGAGTCGCCCCCATCGACCGGCACCGGGTGTGCCGCACGGCGAACTCGTGTAGGCGCCACCGAACAGTGAGGGGGTCGCCAGGCGGCCCCCTCACTGCGTCAGCGGCCCCAGACCAGCGCCCCCTTCCGCACATTCCCCAGCTTTTTCAGGTTCCCCATGGGGATGAACGTCCAGCCCACGAATTTTCCACCCTTGGCTTCTGCAACCAGCATTAACGCCTTGTCCCGCTCCAGCTCCACCACCTTCACCAGGCGTTTCCGCAGCGCCACCTTGCCCGTGGCTTTGTGCCGCATAAATTCCATCCAGATTTCAAAGGGGTCTTCCAGCACCTCCGGCAGAAAGGAGAGAAAGCTGGCCCGGTCCGCTGGTAGATGTCTTGCCAGAATTTCCGCATTCACCAGTACGGAAGAGCCATCCGGCAAGGTAAAAACCTTTTCCTTCCCACCGAGAATCCGCTCCAGCTCCTTCCGAACCCCTTCGATCGAAGATACCTTTCCGTGAAGGCTTGCGTTCACCTTGTCTGCCGGAACCTGATCTGGCCGACCCAACGTTTTCCAGTCCCCCTTTGTGAGGGGCGTCCAGTCCTTCCACTCTCCGGAGGCCTTCAGCCGCTCCAGATCCGCCTGGGAGTAGAGCCGCCCCATGTCCGCCTTGCCAGGGTTGTAGACGAACCCTGGCCCGACACCCTTGGGCACCTCCACGGGCACGTCCCCGTCCGGTGTTTTTACCAGCACGGTCTCCGTTTCCGTCGTCGGATCTTCAGAAACCGTCAGTCCCCGCTTTTCCATCTGGTGCCTGCTGAGGCTTTCCACCGTGCACTTGCAGCCCCATCCGTTCATGGGATAATGGGTATCCCACCACGGATGATCCACCGGCAGCACCGTATTACGCCACCTCTGGTGCAGCTCCCGCCGTCTCCCGCCGGTGAGGGTCACGTACCGGAGATAGGGAAAGCTCTCCTTTACGGCCTGAACCTGTCGCCATCGGCCCGTCATATGGGCCTGCCTCAGGTTCGTGTCGTAGATGGTGCGTGTCCGCCAGCCCCGTGAGCCCTTGTAGCTCCAGCCATGGCGCTCTACGAGGGTGTCAAAGCTTTTTCGGAAGTCCTCCAGGGTGGTGCCATCCTCTATGCCAGACAAAATGGCCGCATGAAAACCCGACAGCAGATCCTCCGCCGTGGCCCCGGCAACCACAAAGGCCCTGGCGTGCATCTCATTCCAGATATCCGTCCAGGCCTTTGTGGGGATGTTAACCTTCTGTTTTAAGTGGTCGATGGCCTCCTGAAAGGGCACGGCCTCTGCGGTCGGCTTCATGGATCCATCCCTTCCAGACAGGCCACCCCCATGGCCTGTGCCATGAGATTCGCCAGCGCCTTACTGTCCATGGCGGGATAGGCTTCCAGCAGACGATCCCGCAGTTCCTCCATGCTATCCACCTCGCTCATCAGGTTCCGTATCGGTTCGATGAGGTTTTCCATGGCATCCATGGCAAGGTCGTCCAGCTGATCCGTCAGAACGTCCACATCATCCCGCGCCTGCTCCGAAAACTGGCCGCGCCCTCCCTCGGCAAACTGCGGCCCCAGAGCCCCCTCCCGCCGCCGGTAGCCCTCGCCGTACCGCTCCAGAATGGCTTCTTCCTTCAGCGCGATACCCATGGCCCACAACTGCGTATCCCGTTCGATCTGGGCCTTTTCATCCTCCACCCTGGGAATACGTCGCCAGACCCTGGGATACGCCGCCCCCGGATAGTTCCAGTCCGTCAGCCACTGCGCAGGCCCGGAATTAAAACTCTCGCATAAGAGATCCGCGTCCGAGCGGATGATGTCCATCCGCACCGTATTGTGCACCCCGGCCGTTCCGGAATACGGGCCGATGGTGCTGGTGCCGGACTGGCCCAGAATCAGCTTTGCCACAGCGTCATCCCAGTATTTCAGGAAGGCCTCAAAATTACCCCTGCCCCCGCCGGAGGCCTCCACCAACTGGATGTCAAAGCCCTCTGGCAGGGCCGTAGCCCCCAGGCTCCGCAAGGCCCTGGCAGCATCCAGCGCGGTCCGCTTTTCTTCGGGTCTGGCGTTGTTCGGATAGCGGGCCACCGTGGAAGGGGTGCCGAATTTGTCCAGAAAGAGGCTCCAGAACTTCGCCCCGTTGCGTTTCAGGAACACAGGCCAGTACAGATGATGCGCAAGGCCGAGACCGTATGGGGAATCGTCATCGTCCGCACCAAAGGACACCACCCAGAATTTTCGTTCCGGCATGGGTTCCGATCTGCCATAGGCCGTGCGCTTCCGCAGCTCTCCGTCCTTACCAAAACCGAAGTTCCAGCACCGCCGCACCTTAAGGGCCTCCGGGACAATCAGGGAACCCTCCCTTGCCCACAAAAACTCCCCGATGCCGTAGCCATAATGAATGGCCATTAACATCTTCCGTGTCCTGTCGTCCCATTGCAGGGCCTGGATCTGCTCTTTCAGCGCATCCGCTGCCAGCTTGTCCTTTCGTGCGGTTCCGCCCGCGTCCACGATCGTTTCGAATCCCACCAGGGCATCCTGACGCTGGGTGAACAGGCTTTTCACCTGATGATCCCGCAAAAGGGGCTGATATGCCTTCAACTGCCCCCCCAACCCCTGCAATACCGCATCCGGATTGATCCGGATCTCATCCACATAACTCCCGAGCAGGCTGTCCAGCTCATCCGGATCTCCCAGCTCCTGCATCACCGGTGCATTTGATTTATCCATCGTAGCGGCTCCAGTCCGTGGGTTCATCATGGAAAAAGAGGTCAGCCCCCTTTTGTGGGTCTTTTTCTTCTGCCGCAAACAAAAACTCCACAGGGGCCACATCCATCCGGCTGGCCGCATACGCCAGCACATGGGCGATGGCCGTATCCCCGTGCCGTCTGGCCCCCTTGCCGCCAGTCCGTTCGTCCCGCGGTACCTTGGGCACCCCCCGCACCAGTTTGATGGCCCGGTGGTCGTCATACACATCCGCATCCTGGGGAATCACCGTGGTTCCGTCCTCGAACGCCGCCTTGAAGGGGGGCATGTTCTCCTGATACCAGGAGTCCGAAAGCTTCACCTCCGCAATCCGGGACGTGCCGTACCGCTGGGCGCAGACTTCCGCCAGATAGGCCCCGTTGCCCGTAGCGTCAAACTGCCCGGAACCGAACCGGGGAAGGCGGTCAATCACATAAAAGACAATCTGCTTCTGGCTTTCAAAGGGCACGTTCCGCATCTCCACGATAAACGGAGGCCGCCGCACCATGTTCCGCTGTATCTGAATGGGCCAGAGGGTGGATAAATCCCCACTCCTCCCGAAGTCCTCACCAATATGACTCCGCAGATCCGGGTCAAGCCCTTCCAGAAGGGGTAGCAGGGCATCCCGGCACCACTGGTCAATCCAGGCCACCCGATCCTGCTCCGAACCATGGGCAAAGGCATCTGCCAGCACAAGCCGCACCACGGGAATCCCGTCTTCCTGCCGTGCCTCAATCAGCCCTGGCGACAGATAGGTGCCCGTTCCCCTGGACGGGATACAGAACAGCTCTTCGTCTGCCCCTTCGCCATAGGTGGCAATCAGATCCTCCCGCCACGCCGCTTCCTTCTCCGGGTTCCATGCCTGTCCCTGCATCTCACAGATGCGCCTGTACAGCCCCTCGGACAAAGCCCGGTCCAGATCACAGCGCAGCAGGGCATAGGGCCTGCGGCCAGCCCGGATATCCTGCACCAGTTTATTGAACGCATTGCTGTCCCCGTCATGGGTCGAAACCACCACCACCTTGCCGCCCCACATCAAAAGGGCAAAAGCACTCTTCAGCAGTTCGTCCAGATCCTCATGGAAGGCCGCCTCATCAATAATCACAAGGCCCTGATGGCCACGCAGGGCACGGGGAACGGAGGGCAAAGCAATCACGGAATTGCCGGAAGCAAACTCCGCACGAAAAGCCTTGATATCCCGCTCCGGCCTGTCCGGGTCCCGGAACACCGTCTCGCCCACCTGCATGGAGACCTCGTTGAACTCCATGGCCCACTCCCCGCAGTATTGGATGAAC